ATAAATGATGATAGTAAAGTTTTCTTCGAGGTTATAGAGAATGTACGCAACGAGGGAGTACTAATGACTGGCGTTAGTACTGATTATTCTAAGCTAAATATAGCCTCAAAAATGATACAAAAATCTGAGATAGGGCAAAGACACCATTCGGTAATAAAAGCCTCTTATTTAGTCGGAGGATGGGTATCAGGAGGACTTGTCGAAGAGTCTATAGCTAAAAGAGTCTTAGAATTTGAGGTATTGAAGAAGTTTGGGCCTCAGGAAGCTGAAATTGAGTTCCAAGCAGTAGAGGATGGCGTAAAGGCAGGTCAGTTCATGCCAATAAATGAGCTTGCTACCTACGAAAGAGCAGCCATCGAAGAATTGGGTATGATTGATGAGGAGTTGGCATTCTTGGTAAGCAATCAGTCTGATGAGGAATACATTAGAAAGTATAGGGCAGGTATGATACCAATGGGTCTTCCGTTTGGGTATGATGATATGGATAAGTATTTACTACTTAAAGAGGGAGAGTTTTACGCCCTACTTTCTCACGCTCATACCGGCAAGACAGCCTTAACCTTTTGGCTGATATTCTTATCCTCATTTAAGTATGATTGGGGATGGGTGGTTTATACAGGAGAAAATAGAACAGCCTCTGTTAAGATGAGAATGATTGAGCACTACATAGGGAAGCCTATTAAGGAATGTACTGAATTTGAGTTCCATGAGGCATTGAAATGGGTAAATGAAAGAATGTTCTTTATCAATAACGATACAATGCACTCATATGATGACATTTTAAGATATGCTGAAAAGGTATCTAAGTTTCATTCTATCAAGGGATTGTTTATTGACCCTATAAATGCCCTAAAGGTTAGAGGCAACTCTAAGTATGATAACGACATGGAGATGTATACTGATATGCTCTTGTTTACCAAGAGAACAAACATATCCGTTTTCGTATCCCTACATACAAGAAGTCAGTCACAAAGAGAAAGGGATAAGGATGGCAATCAGCTAATACCATTCCCTGCCGATGCTGATGGTGGTGCAGTTCTTTATAATAAGGCTGACATATTCTTGACTATGAATAGAAACATTCAAGACCCTCATACATGGATGATAACCGAGATATATGTAAACAAAATGCGCAACAAGGATACAGGTGGTAACACTACCCCAAGAGGGCAGATGATTAGGCTTGTAATGAAGAGCGGAATTGAGTTTACTGATGAGTATGGATGGTTGCCAATCAAGAGGTTAGGAAGAGAAGAGCCTAAGCTGAAGTACATACCAGAAACGGAGGAAGAAATAAAAAATAACATTCAAGAAATTCCCTTTTAGTATTATAAAATAGTAATTTTGCGATATGCAGACAATTAAATTTGGTATCGCTCTTTACGATATGACAATACAAGATGTTAAGGAGCGAAGAGAAAAGAGAATAGAATTTCAATCAGTAAAAAAAGCCTCAGCTAAACTAGGAATAAGCGAAAACATATTAAGAAGAGCCTCAGCAAATAAAGATAGGCTATTCGTTAAGGAGCTAAACCGAGAGTATGCTATAAGGCACATAAACACAGAGAATGGAAGAAACACTAAAACTTGATTATTATTACAAAGATTATTCAATCAAGGCACTAAACAGAACACACACATTTAAGGAGGCTAGCGAGCTGCTAGGTATTTCAGAAAAGACATTGTATAGATGGAGAGTACAATACAAAATTATTCAAGACCCTAAAACAAAAAGATATGGAGAAACTATTCAAAGAGCCTGAGTTACAAAAAAAGTTTGATGACACAAAGATTATGATGGAATCAGTAAAGAAGGCTGTTGCCATGAAGGTAGATTTAACAGACCCGCAATCTGTTTTAACAAAGCTAAATGCTATCGTAGATATACAATACCTTGCTGCTGAATGTGTAGCAAGATTTCAATATCTATTAGACAAGCATACCGTATCCAAGATACAAATAGTAGATAACTATCAAGGCAATGCCACAGAGAAGAAGGCAATACTAAATGCAGAGATTGCTAATGTATCTTTCTATGATACATGGTGCGAGTATTTGCTGAAAGAATGCCATTATCAATGTGATATTCTTAGAACAGCATTATCTTATTCTAAACAAGAGCAAAGAAGTATGTAGTATGGAAAAGTGTAATAAGCAACAATTTTCAAAGAGACAGGCTATGGAAGTTCTTAACTATTGCAAGAAGAACAGAGCCAAGCAGTATAGAAAAGAAGAAAGGGCATATCATTGCCCTGAATGTAACTCATGGCATTTAACTAAAAGAAAGATGTACAATGAAAAAATGCACTAAATGTAAGGTAGAAAGAAAGCTAGAGTTTTTTTCAAGAAGAAAAAGCTGGAACATAGGAAGAGTTAGCGTATGCAGATTCTGTCAATCAGATTACGAAAAAAAGAAAAGAGAACAAAGAAAATTAGATAATATCTATTCATTTTAAACAAACACAAAACAGCTATGGAAAAGCAAGAAAAAATCCGTTGCGGAAGCGGTAAAAAGAAAAACGATACATGGTTACAGGTATCAGTTAATCCTGAGATTATTAATCAGTACGTTCAAGACTACAATGGTAAGAAGTATGTTAAACTAAACATCAACATTGGGAAGCCTGACAAGTTTGGTAAGGACATCAGCATCAGCATTGACACATGGACTCCTAATGGAGAGTTAAAACCAACTCAACCAAAGGCATCTAATGATGTTAACATTAATGCTGCTACAGATGTATCAAATGATGATTTACCATTCTAAGGCCGTAAATTACTAACCACGGATTCGGTGTAGCTCAAATTGGTAGAGCCCTTAATTTTAAGGAGTGTGTTCGTTCAAGTCGAACCACCGAAACAAAAATATTGTATTATTAATAATTGGCTATCTTTGCGTTATGCCAATCACAGAGATATACGGAATAGAATGTAACTATCCTAACGCACCTTACCTAAAGGACATTGATGGTAGTGAACTCCCTGAAAAGAAACAAAGATTTAGAAGAACTGATATACCTGATTCATTCTATGACCTAGAGGTAGATGAGGATGGTAATGCTCAATACAATGAGGAGCAAATAAACTTTATCAAAAGAGAGTTTGAAAGATGTAGAGATGGATATTGGTTTATGAACAATGGCTTTGCTACTTACATCACAGGAGACCATTACTTTTATTTAAACTATTGGATATTGGAGTCTGGCGTTGAGCCTGAGTTCAGGGATGCTGATAGAAAATGGTTTCTATTCTACAATGAGGTTTCAAAAGACGATACTATTTTAGGAGTCATAAGGGTTAAGAAACGAAGAGAGGGAGCTACCTCACAATCATCATGCATACTTACTAAGGAGGCTTCTTTCACAGCCAATACTCGTTGTGGTATTATCTCTAAGACAGGAGGTGATGCCTCGGATTTATTCATGAACATGATTGTGTATGGATTCAAGTCTATACCTATATTTCTTCAGCCAAGAACTGATGGTAGTGATGACCCTAAAAAGCGATTAGTGCTTGTTAAACAGGCTAAAAAGAAGAAAGCTAATGTAGGTCTTTACAATAAAAGAGAAGGTCTTAATTCATTCATAGAATGGCGTAACACAGCCTTGAACTCATTTGACTCTGGTCGTTGGAGTAGATTGCTGATAGATGAGGCCTCTAAGTTTCCAAAGGAAGTTGACATTGTAGAGTATTGGAATATCGCAAAGAAGACCCTAACAGAGGGAGCTAACAAGGTAGGATTTGCCTTGATGGTTTCTACGGTTAACCCACCTAATAATGGGGGTCAGGAGTTTAAAAACTTGTGGGACCAATCTAATCAGTTCAAGCACGGAAGAAATACCCCTACTAAATTAGTTAGATACTTTGTGCCTGCCTCAGAGGGGTTGGCAGGGTTTATAGACATCTATGGTATGTCAAGAAAGAAAGAAGCTGAGGAGTTTATCCTAGCCAACTATAGAAATAACGACCAAGATACTCGTGACTATCCATTAAACGAAGAGGAAGCCTTTAAATTTAATCAGGCTGATTGTCACTTCAATTTAGATAACATACTTGAACAAGAGCAAAAGCTAAGAGACAATCCTGTATTCTTAAGAAGAGGTAGATTCTATATGACAGGAGAGGATAAGGTTGAATGGGCTGATGACAGCGGTGGTAGTTGGCTGATATATAAGTTCCCTGAGAAGCCTAACAATTTTCAGATAAGAGGTAATGTAATGTACCCTGGCAATGCTACTGAGTATGGAATGGGTGTCGATACCTATCGTTCAGCTATGACCTCAGGAGAAGGCTCTAAGGGTTCAGCATGGATTGGAGAGAAGGTTGACAAGACTAAAGAAGGTAGCGGTGCTCCTATGGCTCATTACTATGGTAGACCAAAGCTAAAGAAATTGTTTTGGAAAGAAATGTTGATGGCGTGTATGTACTATGGAGTGCCTGCAACAATAGAGTTGGATGCAGGAGATGACTACTACGAATATTTTAAATCAGAGAATGACTTTAAGCTGAATTGTTTACCAATGCTAGGCAAGAAACCTGATGCAGTTGTAGACCCTACAAGAAAGACTAAGGTTAACCATATGATTCGTGGGGTAGCCTCAGCTGATGCCTTCGCATTATCAAAGCAGTTAGAGTACGGAATAAATTACATAGAACACTATTGTCATCTTATAAACTACCCTGACCTATTAGATGAGCTTAAAAGATATGAGCATGACAATCGTACTAAATACGATAGAACAGTATCATTCTTGATTATGTTATTGACCTTAACAGGGCAGACAAAGGCTCAGGCAGAGACTAAAAAAAGAATGCCTCTTATAGAGACATATTCAGTAAATCAGTTTAAAACTTTTTAGTACGTTCAAACTCGTACAATAATAGACCAACAGTATCAACGAAGTCTTCATTCCATTTTAGCTGATGTCTGTTTGCGGCATCAAGTATAAGATGCATTAGTTCGTGGTAGAATGTTTTATCTACCTCAGACTTTGGTAACTTTTTATCTTCTGCTCTTGATGTTAAGGTGATTACCTTTAAATCAAAATCAGCCATTCCTAAACACCCTTCATCCTTACAATATTCATCATCAAACTCTACAGTAATCTTCTTACCATTGAGCTTAAATTCTGTTGGTATCGTAATTTTGTTAGGCACTTTTTAGTTCGATTAAGTCTGGTCTCTCATCATCATCAGGCAATGATTGCTTAGAACCTCCTCTAATCTTTCCCAACATTCTTCTGTAGGCATCCTCTAAGGCATGTAGCTCGTAAATCTTATTAACTAGGTATGATTCTTGTTCTGATAATGACATTTTATTAAACGATTTTGCAATTTTCAACTTGGCCATAAAATTTCTTTGAATGATAAATATACTAATAAAATCTGTCTTCTTTTCTGTCTTGAATTAATGAAATACCTGCTCTAAATATGTAATAAATAAACAATATAAAAAGCCCTAATTGAAAGGCAGGTAGAAAGTCTACAAAATTAGTAGGGTGTATTAAGGAGTGCCAAACGAATTGCAAATACTCTTTCATATTA